CTCCAGCCGATAAACACCGTGAGCAGCGTGGTGAAGAACCCCAACAGGAGCAGGAAGTACGGGTGCTCCCTCGGCAGCAAGCAGATGAAGGACGCGGGGGAGAAGTACCTGAAGAAGTGGCTCACGGACGTGATAGGCTATGACGAGCAGGGGAATGACGTGACCACGGTTGACAGGATATACAGCGTGGGCCTGCTGCAGGAGCTGATAAGGTACTACAGGGACGGGAACTTCGACAGGGTGTGCGCGATGTTCCAGATAATGTTCCAGCTGCAGGACGAGGAGCTGGGCAAGGAGTACAGCCGCAAGGAGGTGACAAAGAAGACGATGAGCATGGAGCTCGCCAACCTCAGCCTGTTCAGGCGGGGGAGTTCATTCTAACATAAAAACAGTAATGGTATGAAAACTGAATACAAGATTGGAGACAGGCTGACCGAAAGGCAGAAAAGATACGATGACAACAAATGGTTCAAGGACTGGGTGGACTTCTGTTCTGGAAGGATGGGGAACGATGACACCGAGTTTCCTCTTGAGATGTCGAAGAGGCACAGGGACATAGACATAAACTACGACCTGTATGACGGGAAGATAGACAAGGAGGACTTCAAGTACCTGTACAACCCGTACGGAGTTGATGACGAGCAGCCGGTGAACTTCACGCACAAGGACATAGTTAGCAAGCGCGTGAAGACCATAGAGGGCCTTGAGATGGCGCGCCCCTTTGGCTACCGTGTGACAGCCATCAACGAGGAGGCCACAACGAGGGCTGAACAGGAGGAGACGGAAAGGAACCGTGAATACGTCAACGCGCAGATAATGAACAAGATACACGCCGTTGCTGAGGAGAATGCGAGACAGAGGATGGAGCAGATGCAGATGAGGATGCAGCAGGCTCAGGCGAGCGGTGCGTCGCCGGAGGAGCTGCAGGGGATGCAGCAGGAGATACAGCAGGCGCAGGCGCAGATGCAGCAGGAGATGGAGCAGCAGGTGGAGGCCATGACACCCGAGGAGGTGAAGAAGTACATGAGGCGCGAGAGGCAGGACCCTGCGGTCGTGCTTGCCACGCACATACTGAACTATGTGAAGGAGAAGCAGAACGTGGACAGGAAGTTCAAGGAAGCGTGGAGGGACATGGCGATAGCGCCTTTCTGCTGCGTGTGGGTCGGAGAGATGAACAGGGAGCCTGTGATGGAGGTCGTTGACCCGCGAAGGTTTGCCTTCAGGCCGAGCAACAGCTCGATATACATAGAGGACGGCCAGTGGGCATGTTACGAGAGGTACATGACCGCAAGCGAGGTGGCTGCGGAGTACGGGGACGAGCTGACTGACGAGCAGTTCGAGAGCGTGTCCTACGGCAACGAGGTAGACAATCCCGGTGTCGTGTGGGTGAGCATAAACGGGGACACTCCGTCGAACGGGAGGAACACGAAAGGCATAAGGGTGACGCACGCTGAGTGGAAGGACGTGAAGAAGATACGTTTCCTGAAATACATGGATGAGAGCGGACAGGAGCAGGAGACGATAGTGACGCCGGAATATAGGCTTGACAAGCAGAACGGCGACATATCGTATGAGGACAGGTGGATCGTGACCAAGTATGAGGGTACGAGAATAGGCAGCGACATATACGTAAGGCTGAGGGAGGTGCCTAACCAGTGGCGCGACCTCGCGAACATAGGCGACAGGGACAGGTGCAAGCTCTCATACAAGGGCGTGAACATGAGGGTCAGCCTTGTGGACAGGATGAAACCGTTCCAGATGCTCTACGACATCTTCATGTACAGGATAGAGATGCTCGCCGCAGCGGACAAGGGCAAGAGTATCGTCCTTGACAACAGCGTGAAGCCAGCGGACTTCTCCATGCAGGAGTTCCTGTACTACCTTGACACGCTGAAGATAGCTTTCGTGGAGAAGAACACGCAGGAGGGCGACAGGGCGGTGCCCTTCAACGTGGGCGAGGTCGTGAAGGAGATAGACAGGAGCATGAGCAGCGACATACAAAAGTACCAGCAGCTTCTCGAATGGATAGACATGAAGTGCGGCGAGAGCGTTGGCATGATGCCGCAGCTTCTCGGTCAGATACAGCAGAACGAGTCCGTGAACAACGCGCAGGGCGCGGTGAACAACTCCGTGAACACGCTTGAGCACTACTTCTACTATTTCAACGAGTTCAAGCGCAACGTGCTTCTCGGGCTGATAGAGTGCGCAAAGTCGGTGTTCATCAAGTACCAGCCGAAGGTGCTGACCTATGTGCTTGACGACATGGACATGGAGATGGTGAGGCCTGACTACGACCTGCTTGACGAGAGCACCTACGGAATCACTTTGACAAACAACACGCAGTACAACAGCATACTCGAGATGGTGAAGGGGCTCTGCCAGCCCGCCATGCAGAACCAGGCGATAGACCTCAGCGATGTCATCAAGGTTATGAAGGCCGACAATCTCACTGACGCCCAGGAGCTGCTTGAGGTCAGTGAGGAGAGGAAGCGCAGGCAGATCCAGGAGCAGCAGGAGCAGCAGAACCAGGCGAACCAGCAGCTTGAGCAGATGAGGCAGGAGTATGAGATCAGGCTGAAGGAGATGGACGCGCAGGCGAAGATAGAGCAGATAAGGCTCAAGGGAGAGTACGACCTCAAGATAGCCGACACGAACCTTCAGAGACAGGTGATCCTTGCAATGGGCTTTGACACGGACAAGGACAGGAATGACAACAAGGTGCCCGATGTGATAGACCAGCTGAAGATAATGCTCGACCAGCGCAAGGCAGACCAGAAGGACAGGGAGCTGAACCTCAAGGAGAGGCAGCAGGAATCTTCCGAAAACGACATGGCGCACAGGCGTGCGATGGACGAAAAGAAGCTCGAAATAGAACGCAAGAAGGCGCAAAATGCCAAAAAATAGTCATATTAACGCAGTTTTTTTTACAACTGTGTACTTAAGTTTTAATAATTAAATAATTTTGCAGTATGGAAAACAACGAAAACATGCAGGAAGAGATGCAGGAGAGCATCGACATGATGCGGAACTTCAATGTGGAGCCTCCGAAGGCTGAGGGTATCGATCCCATGCCTGCCGAGGAGGGGAATGATGACAAGCCGAAGCCCAAGGCGGAGGAGCCATCCATCGCGCCCATTGAGACCGAGCACCAGCCTGAGGAGACGCCTGCCGGCAACGACAGGTACTACAACGAGGTGTACGACAGCTGGAGGGAGCTCGGTTTCCTCCATGACGCGCCTGAGCTTGAGAAGGACAGGGTGCTGACGAATGACGACCTCATCTCAATCATCGAGGAGAACAACAGGAACGCGGCCAAGAAGATGTTCGAGGATGAGTTCATGTCGAAGTTCGACGACAATGACGCGAGGGAGTACCTCAACTATGTGCTTAACGGAGGAAGCTCGGCCGACTTCTTCAAGCAGAGGATGGAGAGCCCTGCCGTGGGACTTGACGGTGACATCACCAACAGCAGCGTGCAGGACAACGTGATAGCCACGTACCTGTCCAAGTTCGCTGGGCTTGAGCAGGGCGAGATCGCCGAGCAGATACAGATGCTCACTGACGCAGGCAAGAAGGAGAAGTACGCGAGGATGTACCTTGACAAGATACACCAGTATGACGAGGCGCAGCGTGAGAGCATGAAGCGTGAGAGCGAGATGCGCGAGAAGCAGGAGCGCGAGAACTACCAGCGTGTCGTGCAGAGCTATGACGCAGAGCTGAAGAACACCGAGAGCATCTTCGGCGTGAGGTGTGACGACAGGAAGCGCTCAAGGCTGATGGACATGATGTTCAAGCCTGTGAGGATGCAGGACGGCAGCGTGCAGACGGAGTTCAACATAAAGCTCTACCAGGCTATGCAGAACCCCAAGACCGCCATCGTGCTCGCAGACCTCCTCGCCAATGACTTTGACGTTAAGAGATACACCAAGTCTCTGGAGACGGAGGCTACAAGGAAGATAAGGGCAGGGCTCAACAACCCTCCAAAAAGATAGACCTCACCATTTAATAACCATTAAATGTAACAGATATGATTAGATATGGAAATTTGAAAGTGGAGCAGACCCCGTGGACAGGCGGTACGGTGATGGACATGAACAACCTCACCCGCTTGAACGCCATCAAGCCCGAGGTTGCGGAAGGTTTCACTGCGCAGATCTATTCTGCCTTCACACAGAAGCAGTCCCCGCTCCTCAACAGGGTCTACGGGAACCCGAAGGTCATCGAGGCAAAAGAACTCGAATGGAAATGCAGGGGTGCCAAGAAAATCCCCGACACGCTCGTCGAGACCATTGACGCGGGCGAGGCTGTGAAAGGCAGGCCTTTCAAGATGAAGCTGTCCCGCGATCTGTGGAAGTACGGTGATGAAATCTCACCCGGCGACCAGACACACATGTTCCAGTGCCGTATTGTGCGCAACCCCTACAGGGAGGGCAACGGCTTCATCTATGAGGTGGAGCTTTCCCATGCGGACAGCATTCCGCAGCAGTTCCTCCAGGCAGGCGCACAGTGGGGCAAGCTGTTCTCGTCCTATGGCGAGGCCGCCGTACAGGGTGGTTCAACCCAGCTCAGCGGAAACTTCTCGCTGAAGACGAAGGTCGGCAAAATCCGCAAGGAGTTCCAGATCACCGATTACGCATGGCAGCACGTTCTGAACATGACAGTGACCGACTCAGAAGGCAAGGAGTGGAAGTACATCGAGCCCTACTGCATGAAGGAGGTCCGCCAGCAGTGGTATGACGAGATTGAGAAGGCTCTCATCTGGCAGCGCACCACCGACTATGAGCTTGACAGCACTGGCAATCGTGTTGACAAGTTCCCCGGCCTCATCGAGCAGATTCAGGAATACGGCATCTCTTGGGAGACCAACGCCATGACGCTGCGCAGGCTTGAGGACTTCATCTACTACCTTGTGTACAACAAGGTTTCCGCTGACACCACGAAGGTCATCGAGTTCTACACAGGTCGTGTTGGTATGGCCAACTTCAGCAGGATGATCGAGGGCGGTATCGGTAACGCCAACGGATGGGTGCTGAACACCGACAGCAACTTCAACCCTGTCCGCAGGATGAGTTCTCCGTACCACACCAACGCATTCAGCTACGGCTACCAGTTCCTTGAATACAGGCACCCGGCCAACATCATCATCAGGCCCATCGTGCTTGACGCGCTTGACGACACTTCAAGCTTCTTCGAGAAGGACAACGGGCTGCCGAAGTCATCCCAGCAGATGATATTCCTTGACGTGTCCGGCGTAGGCGGCGAGACTGAGAACATCCAGATCCTCACCCCGAAGAACGGCTACCGCGAATGGACTGTCGACGGAGGCTTCTCCATCATGGGACCGAGCAACAACGGCAAGGGCGCCCACACCGGTGACTTCAGCACATACTGCATCACCAAGGAGATGGGCGTGTGGATCAAGGACCCGTCAAGAATCGGTATGATAACAATCGCTTAAAAACAAAAACAACAACAACACAGGGGCGGGCGCGTCCCGCCTCTCTTTAATTAAGATACGAAATGAGTAATCTTGTACAGATAGAGCCTATCAAGAAGACGAAGTGCCTCGGCAACAACGGGGATGAGTACTTCACCTGCCCTATAGTGATAGAGGCTCTCAAAAACGACATGGGCATGTTGGAGACAGGTCTCACAGAGAAGGAGACCGCCGAACTCCAGAAACATTTCTACTACAGCCTCGACCCCAAGTACGACCCGCTGGACGACAAGTCCATCTGGAACCATGACGAGGGTCGTTTCATCATGCAGGCCAAGACGCACATACTTGACCTTGATAAGCCTGTTGACAGGCTGCGCTACGCGCTCTGCAAGGCAAGCAAGTATGTCGCGAACAGCCAGCAGGAGCTTGATGAGCACAAGTGGCCGTATGCGAAATTCGTGATTGTCGACAGTGCTGAACAGGCTGAAGCCACAGCAAAACGCAATGAACTGAAGCTCAAGGTGATGGCGCTGATTGACAAGATGGATACCACGCAGAAGCGCAACTTCTGCATGATTTTCGGCTTCAATGTGAAGGGTCAGACTGACACGGTAATCTCCAACAAGGTCTTCGAAGTCGTTGAAACGAAAGGATACAAGGCTTCGTATGAGGTCATGAAGCAGTCCAAGGAGTACAACACGCTGCACGCGCTGGTTGCCGAAGCTGTGGATCGTCACGTGATAAACAAGAAAGGTGAGGTATATCAGTTCATGGACGAGCCAATAGGCGTATCAGTGCCGACGGTGATAGAGTACCTGAGGGATGCGAAGAACAATGCAGTCAAGATGTCGATAATCAAAATGTTAAACGAGTAGGATATGGAACCGTTGGAGATGCACTACGCCTTGAAGCAGAAGCTGAACAGGGCTGACAGCCAGCAGTTGAGGGATCTGAGGCCTGAGGAGATGGACTGGTACCTCAACGAGGCGCAGCTGCAGTATATCAAGACTGTGGCGAACCCGAAGCAGCAGTTCATTGTTGAGGCCAACCAGAGGATGATGGATGACATCGCCCCTCTGGTCACCACGGCAAGCTTCACGTCGTTGCAGACCATTGACGGCAGGAAGGTGATGCTTCCGATGTATGAGCTTGAGCCGCGATTCATGTACTATATGAGCGCCGAGGCTGTAATAAGCAACAGATGCTGCAGTGCAGGGAAGAGGGCGAAGGTGTTCATACGCAGGCATAGCGACCTGTTTCCTGACAACAGGTTCTACAGGAGCTCATGGCAATGGTCTGAGGTGTCCGCTGTCTTTGAGGGCGATGGTGACGGTGCCTGCCTTGTCATGTACAATGATGCTGACGAGGTCGGGGACGCTGGCGCATTTGCCATAGACTCTGTTGATGTGAGCTATATCCATGTTCCGAGGATGATATTCTGCGGAGGATATAGCACCATTGATGGTTCACTGACGGCATCTGATGACTCGCAGTCATGTGAGCTCCCTTTCCATGTCCATGAGGACGTTGTTGACATTGCCGCAATGCTTGCTGCGAGCAATCTCATGAATCCTGACATACAGGCCAAGATCCAAAAAATACAAATGAACAACAATTAAATTTTTAAGATTATGATTTACGGAACACATTATCAGACTTTAATAACGGACTACGACCTCGTTAACTCTGGTGTCGCTGGTCTGAAGAACCTTGATTATGGCAAGGTTGCGATAGTGGACGAGACTACCGGTAATGAAGGTCAGACCATAAGCGACTGGACTGGTGTTAAGTTCTTCTCCCTCTATCAGGCAACTGTCAATGAGAAGGGCAAGCGTGTGCTGATGAAACACAGTGGAGCGAAACCTATCTCTGTTGACCATATCAGGATGAAAAATTATAAGCTTGCCAGTGCCGCATATCCTCAATATTGGATGCTTGCGCTTGGCGAGAGTTTTGCCGCCTGCTGCAAGGACTATACGATCAAGTTCACCTTGCAGAGTGAGCAGATTCAAAAATCGCAGTTCCCGAACTATTATGTGCAGGAGTTGTCTGTCAAGAAGGCATGTTGTGAGGAAGCTTGCGGTGGTGAGCCCAATCCGTTCACGAACGCTGAGCTTGCATTCCTGTTGTGGTATGAAGCGGCTCTCAATAAGAATGACTATGTAAAAGCAAATATCGCATTGAAAAAGGACGTGAGTTCAACTGAGACTCCTGATATGCAGTATGCTGAGATTATCACTGCGCATGATAATGACGGTAATGCTTATTTCACTTATAGCGGAAACGATTTCACCAGTATCAGTTATCGTGAAGGTAAGGTTTATTATGATGGAGGTGTCGCTGATTCTATCACCGACTTCCTTACAAGTGTTGTAGGTATTTCTTCTTCAGACCTTGCTGAAGTGGCACTCGTATTTGAACTTGATTCAGAACTTGGACTGAAATCTGGCAATATCAATCTCAAATATGACTATCTGCGCAATGTGCGCGCTGATATGACGCTTGAAGGTGGTTTCAAATGCGCTGATGGCATCACAATAGCGAACAATGATGTTGTTGATGCTGATCATCCCACATCGATTTATGATGAGGATGGCAATGCTGTAAGCCAGTTTGCATATCCCGTAGGCTCTGGTTATGATGTCAGACAGATGGAGCAGTACGACTCCAGAAGGACTGTGAACAGCCCCTATCCGTTCTCCAACTTCGCGCATTCCGAGAGCGGCATCCAGTTCCTCTCTGACGAGAGCGCTATGTATGACATGCTGACAATTGAGTACCAGCAGCATAGTGACGCTCTTGGTGGCGAATTTCCGCATCCGCATGGCACAACTATTGCTCTTAATGCAGCGAATGAGTTAGTGGCTGAGGGAGAGAATAGTGATCCTGATACCAATTGGTATAGCTTCATTACTGACACTCTTGGTTTGTCTGTCGAATAAAATAATTATTGGGCTTCCTGTTTCAAATACGGGAAGCCCAATTTTTAAGAAAGGAGTTAACTATGGCAGTAACAAGCAAACTTAACACACAGGATATCAAGTTCCTGCAACAGCTTATCGCGGACATCACCAATGAGTTGTGCGATTGCGAGTGCTGCAGGAAGGAGAAAGAATGCAGCGTGTTCGAGCGTGTGTATATCGCATCCAACATCCTGTATAAGAAGGTCACTGATGATGCTTTCACAATCTCAACTTCTGATGCCTCAAGCCTTGACTTTGTTTATAATGGCGGTTCTTCTTCCTATACCTTGCATCCCATAAACATCTTCAATGATGACAGTTGTGTGGAGTGGGAGAACATAGCCCAACGTATAACGACAAACTCGTCAAAGAAAGGCAAGTTCGTGGACAAGTCGCGCAAAAAGCTCCTGTCAAGGTTCTACATGTATCTGTACAATGCGCTTTCAACTGACATACCGGCACAGAGCAGCAGCTATGCGGCATTGGGCAGGGACATTTTCGGAAGCAATGCTGATGATGTGATCACCAACTGTCTTGACGAATGCTGTAACGAAACTGTATAGGAGGTTCGGCTATGGAATGGACAGAGATTATTTCGGCGGTAATCACAAGCGGTGTCGTGATAACGGGCTTCGAGCTTGCACGTGACTGGAAGAACAAGCGCAACAAAGACAAACTGGCGAACAAGAAGTCGGAGACCGAGAACAAGAAGACTGACTATCAGGCGCAGAAGGAAGGACTTGACCTTGTACAGGAGTTCTACAATAGAGTGCAGCAAGTTACTGATGACCAGAACAGTAAGCTGTTTAAGAGGATGGACAAGACCGATAACAAAATAGACGAAATAGTCACATATCTTAATGGAGATTTCGCAAAGTGGAAAAAGGAACATTCATCATAACAAGCATATCGAAGTAGCAATGAGAAAGATTACTGAAATCATCATCCATTGCACGGCGACCAAAGAGGGAGTTGAAGTGCATGAAAAAGACATTGACAGATGGCACAGAAAAAAAGGGTGGAACGGGTGCGGTTACCACTACGTGATTACCCTTACTGGCGAGAGAGAAGGAGGAAGGGCAGAAGCTGTTGTAGGTGCGCACACCATCGGACACAATCAGACAAGCATAGGAGTTGTGTATGTCGGTGGACTTGACAAAACAGGAAAGGCAAAAGACACTCGCACGCCGCAGCAGGAATATGCTCTTTTGGAGCTTTGCCGGGAACTGATTGCAAAGTATCCGAACGCACGCCTGTCAGGTCACAACCAATGGGCGCACAAGTCTTGCCCGTGCTTCGATGTCCCCAAATGGGCTGCTGCCAACGGACTGCCGTATGACGCTACCATCAACAGAGTGTAATTTTATCTACATACCAACAAGAGGTTCTTGAAGGGATGGTTGAACAGACTAAATTATTTTAAATTCGAAGAACAATAATCATTAACAATTAAAAATCAGACAATCATGGCAGGATTAAAACAATTTGTACTCGGACTTATCAGGAAGTATTCACTGGATTACAGTGCGCAGATAGAAGAACTGGAACAAGACATCGAAAATGTTTCGAAAAGATGCACTGAAAACAAGGTGGAGATAGGCGATGTGGATGTTGAAACCTATGGTAGTTTGCAGCAACAGGTGAACAGAAAGGCCATAGGCTATATAGAAAGCACACTGACGGTGGGTCAGAACACGGCAATTCTTACAGACGGCAGCGAACCAACATCTGGAGACTTCATATTTGACACGAACAGTAACACGTTGTGGTTCGTGGAAGAAAACGGCACAAACCATCAAATAACATTGTCATAATGGACTGGAGGAAGATTATCACAGCAGCGGCATTCGTGCTGCTGCTTTTTTGTTTGCTGCTGGCATACAGGAGGTGCAAGGGCCCAGATGTCGAGTTCAGGACTGTGGTCAGGACGAAGAGCGACACCGTGATGGTTCAGACCCGCGATACGATGTTCGTGGAGAGATATTGGAAGGAGCCTTCGAAGATTGACACGTTCATCGTCTTCGAGAACTCCATGGACACCCTGTACATAACAGGCATAGCGAGGGACACGATATGGATTGACTCCTTGAATTTGGACATGCACGGAAACTACATGGAGATACACGACAGCGTGTTCATAGAGACAACGGTATACGAGAAGGAGCGTTTCTCCATGGACCTGGGTGTCTGTGCGCTGCCGAGCGTGAAAGGGCTGAAGTCAAGCGACGTCGGCGTGAGGGCTGCGTTCAACTTCAGGGGCGGGCATTCTGTGGAGACCGGCTACAACTTCTTCGGGAAACAGATAGTCGTCGGCTACAGGAAAAGGATAAATTTCAGGAAAAATAATCGCAGGCTGCCGAAAAATTAAAAAATTATGCTATTTTTGCAGCTGATAATATCAGCGTATGGCAAAGAAGGAAAAAGACGAGAGGAGCCTCTCAATGCAGGATCTGAGGGGCGCGATGGCGGAGGAGCATCCAGAGAGGGATGCGGGGCTTTCCGCCATGATGGTGATGTCGTCGGACACCGTGGAGGAACAGCAACCTGAAGGTACGTATAGGTTCGCGCTCAACGGCGTGATGGAGGACAGGGAGACCACAGGAATGCTCCAGAACGAGGAGAGCAACGAGGAGTGCATTGACATAACAGGAGATAATCCTACCGAATATACAGTGTATGCGACATCATGCTGTAATGACCATGGTGTTGTGCAGTCATCGGACATCGCTGACATAAACAGCTTTATTTTGTCATTCTTATTCGACTGCGACGATTATTCGGTCTCCTCTTATATTGTCAATGGTGAGAGTTTCAGCTCATTGTATGAGATTGTCAATTTTATATCATTGGGCGGATTTGGAGTGTATAACATCGTGCCTGAATTGTGCGTAAAAACATTAAGGAGTGTTACAGTAAAGAATTGTTGCAATGATGAGATGGTGATGATAGTTGACAACAACAAGACTATCAACACTTATGATATAAATTATATGAATATGTCATGTGGAAGTGGAGAGTTATTGCCATACGAATATATGATAATAAAAGGAGGGGACGTTATCGAGGACCATATTCCAATACATTCAGCAAGGGACATCTTATGTGACAACGATGTCAAGGTGCAGTTGAGATGCTGTTCGGAAGATGGTTACTGTGAAATGATTGATAATATGTCAAATCCAATATCTTTTGACAATGACAATACAACGGAATATGTTGATGATGTGACCATAGATGGTACGTTGTATCATAATCTCACACATGATGATGATGTCATGTTGTATTTCAATGTGCCATCGCAATACAGGGGATATGTTGGGACTGTCATAAATAAGGTGGCCGTACAGAGAACATATGTTTCCGGTGTATCTTATTATGATATAGATGTCAATTCGAACAGCCCTTCTGCGAATACAGCAGTGTTATATGATGATGGTACGAATTGCTATATAACCGTGTTTCTTTCACGTTTGAATCCAGGAGAGTATGTTTTTGTGCATATAGGTCATATTGATGGCTCCATATCGGATGATGCCGCATGTTTTGACACTTTCAACTTCAAGGACGCATCGTTTTTGCCTTTTGTCATGTTTGTGACTCCTGTTGGCACAACAAATTTCGGATTTAAAGACAGCGAAGGGAATGAGCAGAATGGCATAATAGGACTTTATGACGGGAACAAACAGATAGCCGGATTCTGGGTAAAGGACGGATTTGGCAACAGATATCTGTCAAAAACGGACAGTATAGAGATAAACTGGTATCATAACGACAAACTTGAATTGGTGTATGGGTAAGAAAGTGTATATAACAGTTTATGAGAACGAAAATTTTGTCACGTCATGCCTTTGTGACGCTGACAAAAAGACATTGTATGAGTGTGTCGGTGACAAGATCAGGGACTATTTGGTGAAAGCTTACAGTTCCGCAGTGTGGACTGACACAAGGTTCTCAAAGGATGGTGTTATGCTGAATCCCAACAAGCCTCTTACTGTTGAGGACAGCGGGGAGTACAGCATGAGTGTTTACTATAAAAAAAGCTGATCATGGCAAAGACGATACTTGGAAAGATATATGTTGGTGATAACCAGACGGTGTTTTTCGCTGTATGTGAGGACAACGCTTCTGAGATATTCCTTATGGACGGCAGATGCCAGTACAGGCTTCTGCTTGATGACAGGGGCAGTGAGAAGAAACTGAATTTTGATGTCCACCATCAGATAACAGGCATATACAGGCTTCGCAGAGGCTGTGAGAAAACAATATACTTCACTGACAACTATAATCCGCCAAGATATCTGAACATAAGCAATATAAATAGCTTCAAGGAGATTGTCGGGACAGAGCCTGTGATGATTTACGGGACTGCCGATGTTGACAAGCTGCTCCTGCAGAAGACTTATGACAAGGCTCCTGTGATAAATCTGGCAATAGGTCAGAACGGGCAGCTTCTTGCAGGCAGTTACAATGTTGCCGTCAGATATGTTGATGAGGACCTGAACCCGTCAGAGTGGATATATACCACAGAGCCTGTGATGATATGGCATGACAACTCAAATGACTACAATTCGGTGAGGGCGACATCCAACAATGACGTGGAGTACAGGAAATATGGCCCGACGACAAAAGCCATAAGGGTATCTGTGAGGAACAGGCAGTGCGACCACAGTTTCACGTTTGTGCAGTTCGCACTGATAGGAGCGAACAGCGGCACCGGGTTTGTGAATGATGTCGTGTATTCGCATCTTGTTGAGATGGACTTTGCGATGACAAACGGGCAGCTTAATGACACCGAGCTGACTTACATATTCACAGGAGGAACTGATGTGACGACAGGCAGCGAGGACGAGATACTTGCGAACACTGAGATATTCGACAGGGTTAAATGTCTTGAGCAGGCTGACAACAGGCTTGTGATGGGCAATGTGACTGATATGAATGTTGACTGGTGCAAGCTGCAGAAATATGCGTCAAGGATAAAGGCTGACTGTGTATATAAGGAGATAACAGTTGACTCCATGGAGGACGGCGGGCAGAAAGACCCGCTTGTGCTTTATAACAACAATGTGGGCTACCAGCCGGGTGAGATATACTCCTTCGGCATAGTGTATGTGTTTGAGAACGGCGCCAAGAGCCCTGTTTATCATATACCAGGAAAGCCGGCAGGCACAGGAAGCGAGGTCTATTCAAGCGGTAATGTGCTTCCTATGCTTGAGAATAACCAGTGCCAGACAGCGAAATATTCTGACGTGTCCACGGCATGTGAAGGATTCAAGTACTGGGGGCATGACTATAAGGGCAACAATATAAATGGTGAGAATATAAGGCATCACAGATTCCCATATCATGAAGACTTTATGGGATGCAGGACAGAATATGATGTGATGAAAAGGTCTTATACAGTCCATTACAACCTTATCGTCGGTCTGAGAAAAGGACGTGGGATATTGAGCAGGTTTAAACAGAACTTTGACACTATTTACATAAAATATAATCTTGAAGGGTATCGGAATCTTGACAATCCTGTACAGATATCACATACACAGACACCTGATGACCTTGGCGAGCATGACATTTATGTTAAACATGATGAGTTTTCAACTTTATATGACGGTCTGGTAATACCTAATTCGTATGCTGGACTTATACATAGTGGTGCCATAGCTGCCGTATCTGATATGGATGAGGTTGACAGGAGGAACCATGAGTCTGACGCGAACCTGACCAACCATGGATGTTCAAATTATATAGACAGCACATTGCCATTCCCTCCTGTGTTAAGGAAAAACAAACAGAGAAGATACATCAATGTGTTCGAGTATGATGCGGAGAAGTACGCAGGAGTATTGTTTAGAAATCTGCAGGAATATCCGCAATATCGTGTTGGGGATGTTACAACAAAGACAAGGCCGTTGTATCTGTCAACAGGCGGTGTCATGGCATATCACAAGTTCGGTACGAAGAATGACAAGAAACAGGCGATCATCAATGACAAATTTGAGGAGATTGGTGATGATTTCTTTATCAACAAAGTATCGCTTGATTTGTATAGTAAACGCAGGATAAGGGCGATATGTGACAACCTCAGTGACACAGATGACACTATTGACAATGAGTCATTTTTGCATTTCAAAACAAGAAATGGGAGCCAATGTCTGATGCGCACTAATGTCGGGTTCTACATTGAGCCTCGTGTTGAAGTTTCAGAGACACATGTCGGAAATACTAAGAAGTTTATCCTCGGAATAAGGTTCTCAAGGCCGGAGATCCCCGCTGATGAGTATCTTAACGGGCATAAGGTTGTAGGATATTTCTTTGTGCAGAATGAGCGTACTGATGAGAATGCGAGTGTTATAGACAGCGCTGTTCTGACACCCCTGTTTGTGGAGAACAACTATGACGGGAACAACGCTTCCGACAGTGACATGATAGTGTCATCAAGGCTGTTCCCGAACTCAAGTGGCATGGCTGTCTCAACGATGTCAACTCCCCTTGACATAACAAGGTTCTTCAACAGGCAGGCCAACATGCCTTTGTCACAGCAAAACTTTGATTACATAATATATTCCGGCCCTAATAAAAATTATTCCATAAACCACAGGGATGATCATCTTGTGAACCAGAAGTTCTACAAACACGCTGTCGGTATGATAAACCCGGAGTTCAAGTTCAACAGGAAGGAGTACTACGGGTTCAGATTCAGGAGGATGGGATATTTCCAATACAGATACGCAAGGTTCTCAACAGATTACAATGAGGCATGGGTGACACAGGATGTGCAGGCCGGCAGCTCGTACAACAAGAAGATAAACGCGGCAAAGGACAGGGACAATGACGGATTCGACCTCCATGTGTTCCACAAGAACTCATTTGTGAGCTTCATCCCCGATGTTGACAACTCATCATTGCATTACTTTGACAACAAGGATATACACTATGTGGCGCCATCAAGCTATATAGACAAGGATTGTGTGCATTATGGTATGATGAAGACAAGGCAGGTTGCCAACATGTCCGGTGACAACAGCATCGCATTTCTGTTCTACGATGATGGCACAGATGTCATTGACATGTTCACTGACACCACACATAACAAGGTTGTGAGGCTTCCTTACGGCTATCTTGAGCGTGACATTGAGAATCCGTACTCCAACTTCGCATCACTCCCCTACTATCCCATAAGCGGTGTGGTATATTATGAGAATGATACTGGCAAGCCTAATGAGCGAACTGAGGGTCTGTATAGGGGTGACTGTTTTATATCGCCTGTGAAATATACCACAGGAGCGTTGTATGACATAAGGATGAAGAGAAGGGCAAGGAAGCAGACGTGGTGGCAATATGTTGTCGGAGGCACGCTTGTTGTCGGAGGTGCTGTAGGAAGCATCTGGACAGGAGGTGCCACAGCTGCACTGATAGGCCCAGGAATATCAATGATCCAGAACGGAATAAGGACAGATGTGGCTATCAAGAACCAGAAGCTTTTCCAGCAGAAGAACTGCAAGAGGGCGTTGTCTGACACATGGGTGAACTACTTCATCAACAGGGATCAGGAGGATGATGAGATACAGTGGCTTTTTGAGAGCGTGGACTGCCTTTGGTTTGAGAGCAGGCTCAACATCAACTGGCGTGTGGGGACTTCGATAAACGATGTTTCAGATTACCTTGACCCGCTGAAAGGGTACAACGGAAGTGACATGAGATATTATTTCAACAAGAAGCTGACCTATCCTGACAAGGACCATTCTGACGGCAGGATGTACTACGGGTTCGCGCAGGCTGAGATTTACGACATCAACAAGGACTTCCAGAGGCGCAACAGACAGAAGGCGTACTACTGCATACCTGTAACATACGAGTGCTGCTCTGAATGCCAGAACAGCTTCCCGAAAAGACTGGTATACTCGCAGATGTCATTCGCCGAGGAAAAGACTGACAATTTCAAGGTGTTCCTTCCCGGCAACTACAAGGATGTGCCAGGAGATACAGGCGACATAACCAATGTGACATACCAGGGGCAGGACGCCTTCATGGTGTTCACGGAGGAGGGTCTGTGGCAGCTTGCGCCGCAGAGGCAGCAGCAGGTCAACCAGATAACACAGGTTGTGTCGTTCATCGGTACAGGCGACTTCTTCAGCGGCGAGCCTCAGAGGTTCATGAAAAATGACGCTAACATAACATTCGGCTCACGGCATCAGAACTCATTCATCAACACGCCAAACGGCCTGTTCTGGTATTCCGAGCATGACAACGCGATATACACTTTCGCCGACAAACAGCCTGTCAACATATTCAAACAGGCCGGCATGGGCAAGTTCTTTGAGCGTAATGGCAGGATAAAAATGGACATGGACTATTATGACGCATACAGGATTGACTTCCCATACAAGGACAATCCTTCGTATGAGTACGGGACAGGCTATGTCTTGGGATGGGACAACAGGTATGAGAGGCTGCTGATAACGAAGAAGGACAATGTTGTACCTGTACAGGCAGACAGCTGCGCGCTTGATTCAAAAGCGAAGATGGAGGCTGAAGGTATTGTCATGGACAGGATAAGCGAACTTTCTGACAACGGAGCTGTCAATATCTGTTACAGATGGGACCAGCGAAAATGCGGGTTTGAGATAGAATACGACAGCGTTGAAGATGTTACCGAGGATGTGCGTCCTAATGTGCAGATTCTGACAACATCATATAACAGCGGTGTCAAAACAGTGATATTCATAGATTTGTCTTTGAACTATAAGATAGCGTCAGATGTTTATGACATCAATATTGATGACATTCTGTTACGCAATTTTGAAAGTGTCCATGCTGATAATGTGAAGATATATATCAACGACACTACAGACCATGAATTCGGGACTTTCACGGCCGAGGCTTTCAATGGCAATCTGCATGACTTCATAACCGCTTATGATCCTGCTGGTGATGGCATATCGCCAGGGGACAGGTTTTTCATGATAGTGATAACAAATGCTGTTACGGACAGCGGTGTTACT